CGGATTCGGACGATGTTTTGAGTGATCTACTTGCTAAGATTCAGGGAACTGAGTTTGATGCGCTCGAGAACACAGAGTTTGAGAGATGTGGACCGTTCAAGCGTTCACCCTACGCGGATTACAAAGGTAACTTACACGCTTACTTTACCGATGGAAACTCAAAGGGTGATACTTCGACTATATCGCGTGCGGTTAGCATGGTGGTTGGTTATCTGACGCAGAGAATACGGAGTCCGAAAGGCCTGATATCCTTGTCTGAGGCGTATCGAAGTGCACGGAAGAACACTAACCTAGGTCTTCCTTACTTGACTAACAAGTGGGAGCCTGACGTGGTAAGAGATTACCTCGGTAGGGCGAAACGCATTGTAGAGGGCGGACGAGTGAAAGTTTATCCTTTCACTTTGTTCCACCGGTCCCAACCCAAAGGGCGTACTTTGTGGAAAGACCGGGTCGTATGGGGATCCGACCATGCAGAAACATTTGCGGGATTAACCGCCCTTAAGCCTTTATTAGAGATGTTGCGTGATGTCCAGGGTTTCGAAGCCTGGTCCGGAATGGATGCAGTGGAGCTGCGTGCAGCACAAATTTTCGCTGCGAAAAGGCTTTACATTTCTACTGATTTCAGTAGTTTTGATGCTTCGGTGTCCTCACTGATGCTAAAAGCGGCATTCGACGTGATTGAAAATATTTTGCCAAGTAGTAAAGAGATGTTGCCAGCATTGTTCAGCTACTACACAAGCGGGGAGATAGCCACTCCTGAGGGCTTGTTACAAGGATATCATGGCTTACCATCAGGGGTAACTCTGACTAACATGGTTGGTACTTTAGTACAGCTACTACTTATGGCGATAACCTGCGAGTCGTGTGGACTTGACCTTGAGAAAGTCGATTTCATGTTCCTCGGGGATGATGGCGTCATCGCGTTTCCAAGCCGTGCGGAGGCGGAAGTGCATTATGCAGTTGCCGAACATTTTGGGTTTACCATTAACCGTGAGAAATCTAGTGAGAGTGAAGACTCCTTTTCATTCTTGCAGAGGCACTTTAGACGTGCTTTGGTTGTTGGTAACTTCTGTCCGGGTGTATACTCA